AACGAACTACTCCGCTGGCGCAAAGAGGCAACCAATGATGATTGGGTTCGCCTTGCAGCTCTGGCCAAAACGTCTGTTGGCTACCTTGACCAGATTGCATATGGATTCCGCCGCGCATCACCAGGCAAAGCATCCGCAATCGAGGAAGCCAGTAAGCACTTCTCCGGTTATGTGCCGGTTAACAAAGAAAATCTGGTGTTTGCACCGCAGCGTGCATCAGCAGCTTAAGCATTTCCCGCTCTCTAAAAACGGACAACCTGTCCTACGTCGCTGAAAAGCGAAATCCAATTAAACAATCACATCAAACGTGGCATTTGCTTCGGCTTTGTCACGTCTATCAACTTCTAAAAGGAATTATCGAATATGGACCATGCAAGAAACAGCAAGTTAATCAATGAAGTGGAAACAGAACTCCGCTCCCGTCTGACGCATAAAGGCCAGCGCGTTCTGGCTGACGAAGCCGGATGGCATGAATCAAAAGTAAGCCGCTTAAACCTGCGCGATATGGCAACAGTTTTCGTGCTGCTGGAGAAGGTATGGGAAACGAGCCTGATTGCAGAGGTTGCCCGACAAGCGGTAGCTGCTGCGATGGGAAAAGAAAAGGCTTCTTGCGCTGGAACGCTCGAAGCCTAGTAGCAATTTGCGAACACAAATAACTGGAGAAAATTATGCCAGGACTAACTGGATATGTAAACAGTGGCGGGTCACTTTATGAGTAATCTTGCCCATGACAACGTTTCACCAATCAGGCCTGATTTGCAGGTCGTGGAGCGCCGTGTGGTCGATACCGATAATGGGTTTACCAGAATCGCTAACGAGCTACTGGAGGCTATCGCAAGCGCCGATTTAACAGCGCGTCAGTTGAAACTGATGTTGGCTTATGTCCGCAAGACTTACGGTTTCAACAAGAAAACAGATCGCATTGCTGACGAGCAGATTGCTCAACTCACCGGGCTATCAAGGCAGAACGTCAATAAGGCAAAAAAAGAACTGCTTTCAATGAATTGCCTGTTAATGGATGGGGGGTTAATCGGCGTTAACAAAGAGGTTTCAGCGTGGCATTTCAGCAAGTGTCTCCAAGTTAGCAATTTAGTCTCTAATCCAGAGACAAAAACTGTCTCTAACCTAGAGACTTTACCTGTCTCTAACCCGGAGACACACAAAAGACATTTTTCAAAAGACAAGAAAGACATTAATTATTCGTCCGAGAATTCTGGCGAATCCTCTGACCCACCCTCTGAAAATATTCCGGCTATCCGACCTGATGCAGCCATCCAAACTCCGAAAGGGGACAAATGGGGTACAGCTGACGATCTCAAAGCAGCCGAATGGATATTTTCTAAAGTGCGCAATGTGGCGCCCACTACCCAGCAACCTAACTGGCCGGCATGGGCGAACGATATCCGCTTGGCGCGCAACGCGCTGAAATGCACGCATCTGGAAATCTGTGAAGTATTCAAATGGGCCAATGCTGACGCCTTCTGGCAGACCAACGTCTTGAGCCCTGCAAAACTTCGGCAGAAGTGGGACACGCTTAAAGCACAGATGAATCAGCCTAATCGAAACCGACCTGTATCGGCGGATCACCAACCAGCTGCCCACTGGAACAGTGAAGAAGCTTGGGAGAATTTCATATGAGACAACTCGTAGCAGCCATCAACAGCCGCGACAGCAATGCGCTCACCCGTATGGCCGGAGATGCACCGCAGCCTGCCGATCGCCGCCTTCACCTTGAAGTCGAAAAAATGATGAACGAGTTTTTTGACGGCCTGAAGCAGGTTTTCCCGGCATCAGTAAGCACCGCCTGGCGTACGCCTAATGATGAAGCAGCGGCAAAGCGTCAATGGATTGCGGCCTTCGCCGAGAACGGCATTACCAGCAAAACACAGCTGGCGGCCGGAATGCGGCAGGCGCGCGCAAGCGGATCACCGTTCCTGCCATCGCCCGGCCAGTTCATCACCTGGTGCAAGCAGTCATCATTCAGCGCCGCTGGCCTGCCAGACGAAGATTCACTGTATTCCTTGGTGATGACCTACTGCGCCAAACGTGGCGGTTACGTTACAGCAGAAGACTATCCGTGGGGCAGCAACGCCGAATACTGGATGGTCACCGGCCTGTACAGCATGATGCGCGCTAATAACCTGAGTGAACCCGAGCTGCGCGTGAAATGCCGCTCTGAGCTACGCAAGATGTCACAGCGCATCGAAGCTGGAGAAGAAATACCCGAGCCGTGTAAGCAGCTGTTAAAGCTCTCTATCCCATCAACCACCGAGAAAGCGCGGGAAGGCGTTGCGATGTTGCGTGCCACCCTGAAGCGAGGTAAATCATGAGTGAGGCATGAGTATCAGCAGCAGACTATTATGACGAAGTGTATACGTGAGTTTATCGACTTGGTGGCGATTAATACCATAGGAACGATTTGTGACGGCAAAACACGATGGATAACTTAGTAATAAACAGAATGGTATAATTTTTTATAACATCCGCTTTTCTCGGGCTTAGCTTATAAAAAAATAATATCTTTAGGTGTTGAATAATTATTTTTTAATGTTAGCAATTAGCAGCATAAATGCCGCCAAGGTGAAATTATCTTTAATTAAACCTTCTTTAATCATACCAATGATTTCTTCAAGTGAATAAAAATTACAACAAATCACACCTTCTTCTTTTTGAGGGGTGAGGGGATTTATATCATCAACTTCACAAATTATTGCTTGGATTTCATCCGATATTAAACCTGAGTCAGTAGCCAGTTTCCCAATAACATAGCTATTGGAGGATTCTAAGTTTAGCTCTTCTTTGAGTTCTCTCTCTCCTCCTGTCAAATGGTTTTCTCCAGACTCAATGAATCCTCGAGGAAACTCATACAAATTCTCACCGTTCCTTAAGTGTTGAATGATTGCGTATTTATTTTTATGGGTGGGTATTACTACAACTCCACCATTTTTTTGGTGGAGCTTGAGGTAACCTAGCTCATCGATCGAGACTGATAGCATGCTGTTTTCGAAAATAACCTTATTCAAAATTTACAATCCAGGTTGGTTGGATGGCAGAACGGCGTATAATTTTCCGAGTATTATAAAGATAGTATAAGACATACGTACAATAGACCAACACCTTGGCGGAGGCAGTCAAAAATTCATTGTTAACCTTCAACAGTGAAAAAATCTCTTTGACAAGTATAGCCGTTGGAAATCCTGATATTAGAATCATACAAAATATGACTCTATTCTCAATGCCTTTTAACATCTTTTCAAAATTCATGGTGCTATATTTCTGGTTCTGTTTTTCGAAGAAATCTTTTATGCTTTGGTTAACATTTGCGAAATCAAGCTTATCCCTTGCAAGTATTTTATTAAGTGCCAAGGCTGAGTCGGTGTATTGCATTTGCCAAGAGCGTAGCCCAGAGAGTGTTCTAATTGTCATCCCTCCAATCATACATATAACTAAATTTAAAAATATAGCTGAATATTGGCTAGAAATCATTTTACTGAAGGAGGCATATGAACCTATGTAAAACGATAATATAACAAGATAGAAAGCGATGGTTTGATCTCTTTTAGAAGACTGCTCTTTTATGTGTTCATTACATCTTTCATAAACTGACATCAGAAAATCTTTTGATACTGACATTGGAGCTCCTGAAATGTATTTTCAAATGACTTATAAATTTATTACTTCTGTAGCTCAACGCTTAAATGTATTTCATAACCTTAAGTTAGGCAATTACCAATCATATCAGTAATGCTATGGAGATACCAAAAGAGGGCATCAGACTTCATAAGGCAAACTTCAGCGCTATCGGGCAACAGCTTCAACCACTGCTCGAATCTGGCGACTGCTACCGGCTAATCCTCAAACCGTGGAAAGAAAAACGTAGCCTTTCACAGAACAGTCTCATCCATATGTGGTTTGGCGAGATCAGCGAATACCTCATCAAGTCTGGTCGTATCGACGCCACACCTGATTGGGTAAAGCGTAATCTCAAGCGCACTTACCTTGGCTGCGAAGAGATTACATATACCAACTTCGTTACCGGCGATAAGGTCACCTCCTATGAACCACGCCACACATCCAGCCTTGATACAGGAGATATGCACTTCTTCCTCAATCAGGTTGAGCAGTGGTGCGCGCAGTTCGGGCTGGCACTGACCATTCCGTACGATAGCGAATATCAAAAACTGAAGGACAATCAAAATGCCTAAGAAGACATGGTCAGATAAGGATTTGGCTTACATCGAGCGCGTCGCCGGAAAGGTACCTGTGCCCGTCATGGCAGCCGCTATAAACAAATCGGTGTCAGCTGTCACAGGTAAGGCACACTCGCTCGGGCTAAAGCTGAAGGTACCAGCAATCATCCTCAATAAATATTGGCCCGATTACGCGCATAAGGATCGCACAGATGAAGCGTAATAATTCATTCATGCAATTCTGCAATAACAACCTAATATTGAGAATAGAACACAGATAACGTTCGAAGTTTTAACCACGTCTTCTCTGTAATAGCTTTAAAACTTCCGGGTCCGTATGAATATGAATTAGGGCCAAATGTTATCATGTGGAGGAAATCTGATGAAATCAGGACTTGAAGCAGGTTGCGTAGCCTTGGTGATTGACTCAGTGAATCCAGAGAACGTCGGCAAGTCTGTAACATTACTGAGCTGGTTCGAGGCTGGAGAATTTTTTAACGCCCCAGATGGTACCCGTGGGGAAATGCCCTCTAGCACAGGCGGCTGGCTGTGTGTCGGTGACATTGTATGTGTTGGCAAAATGTCCGTCTCGCTAAGAGATTTCAGAAATTATGGTTGGTGTATTTTCCCATCCATATACCTTATGCCGCTCAAGGGAGACGACCTCAGATATTATGATGACCGCAATAAGGAGAGGTGCAATGCCTGAAGAAAGGAAAGCACCGAAGGTGCGTAAATGCAGAATATGCAAAAAACGCTATAAGCCTCTTACTCTTTATCAGTGGTGGTGTTGCGAAGAGCACCAGGACGAACTGATAAAGCAACTCGTAACAGCAGCCAGAAAGAAACGAATACAGCAGCAGGAGCAGGTCAGGAAGATAGAAGCACAGCAGGAAAAACGTCACCTCAAGATCCGCAAGTTAGCACTTAAGCCCCTCAGCCACTTCCACAAGCAAGCTCAAGCCGCCTTTAACGAGTTTATCCGCACACGCGACGCCGACGATCCATGCATAAGCTGCGGTCGCTTTCACGATGGAAAATATGACGCTGGTCATTACCGCACTCGCGGGGCATCGCCGGCCACACGTTATGACGAAACCAACTGCCATAAGCAGTGCGTTCCCTGCAATCAGCATCTCTCAGGAAACATCGAAAACTACACGCCAAACCTGATTAAGAAAATCGGGCAGGATGCTTTCGATCTCTTAATGGGCCCGCACCCGGTGGTTAAGTGGACGCGTGAAGAGTTGCAGGAACTGGCGTCGCACTACCGGCAGAAAACCAGAGAGCTAATAAAGCAATCAGAGGCGGCATGACCTGGCTAACCAGATTACTCAGCCTGTTTTACCCCTATCCTCCCATCCCGATACTGAGTAAGCGTCCCCAGCTGCCCGAGAAGCCCTACAAAAAACAGACGGAGAAAGAAATGATCGCCGATTACCTTCGAGAAAAATGGCGGTTGCTCAGGATGTACCGCTCACGCAATACCTTCCCGGTCGATTACCGAATTATCAAGCACACCGCCAAAATCATGGGGATGAAACATGCGCATTGAACGAGACTTCCAACAAATCGTCAGGCTTGCAGGTGTGCGCAGCGCTGCCGACATGCGACGACTGTTTGGTAATGGATGGAAGACCATCAATTTATCGCAACAGGTATGGGTTCGCCACATGCTCACTGTGTGGGGGCAGCACCTGGGTAATGAAGATTATGATCGCGGAGAAGTAAATGTTATTGGCCGCCTTATGATGCGTTGCGAATGGAGTGAGCAGCAGGGCAGACAGATTGAGAAAATCGTGTCGGAGCTTCACTGTGAAGGTTTTCGCGGCGAAGAGTTATTCCGCAAAGCCCGTGACCTGCTAATCCCTCAATCAGCAACGGCAAACATCATTGCTCTCGCCAAAGAATCAGATGATGCTGCCTTTGTTGAATTAGTTATGGTGAAAACATTCGGTAAGGACAACCCGATTAAAAACATAGCCAGATTACGATATTGCAAACGCAAGAGCGTGCAAAACATCGGAGCATCTAGGATCTATTTCACGGGTATCAGCACTAAGGAAGCCCGCAACAGAATGGAATGGGTGCTGGATATTCTTGAGGGGGAAATGTTTTATGCAATCAAACGCGAAATGGAGAATTAAATTCCCTAAAATAGGGAGTGAAGAGAATTGATGGCACAAATAGCTAAAGACAAAGGGCATGCGACCTGGCATATTCACTTTACGCTCGGGAAGCAAAGCGGACTGAGCAGTTCCATCCATTATAGGTGAGTGATTAAAAGCGCCACGGTTACCAGCCGTAGCGTTTTTTTTATTTACTAAAATCATATAGTTTTAATCGAATGCTAAATTCTCTTTGCTACAACGAATCCCCCTGAGCGGAGGGGCAGAACAATCGAAGTGCGTTAACATGCGGGTGTCGTTGATTGTTTACGAGCCTACCGGGAGGCACCCGGCGCTGTAGCGACTATAATGCTTTCGTTGTCTGCTGGATTAAATCATCTTTTGATAGTAACCCGGCATGTCAATTAATCCGCCGTTAGCTTATTGGAAAGAGCGCTGGCTCTAATGCCAGAGGACGGGGTTAAATTCCTTGACGGCGGACCTCTTCATATCATGAATGCCTGAAAAAACGTATAAGCGTCAGGTGTCAGGTCATATAATTAAGATAAAAAACTTCACTTAAGTAATGCTTAACTATATGCTGGGTTTAATGCGGTGAATCACGTCTAGCGGCGTGGCAACAGTCAAAGCTCTGGAGGGCTATCTGTGCAAGCGGGTAAGGGGACTGTACCTTACTCACCGTCTAACGAGCGGCACCGCAGATAAGCCATAATGCTTCAGCAAAGCATGGCTCACTTCGGTGGGCCTTTTTGAAAAAAAAGATCCCGAAATGATAAGTTCCGGGATAAAAATTCAAGTTTCTTCAAGAGATTGGGTAGTACCCGCTGAGTAATATACGCGTAATCAGTTCAAATACCTTAAGCACATTCTTAATCAGGTCTTTTGACGTCGTTTTTTCGAATTCCTGACGTTTAACTTCGATGATTGTATCAGACCGTAAATTCAGTTAGCGTATTATGGGTTTGCACCATCACTGCTTAACTTAGAAATTGATAGATTGAAACTACTGATCTTTCCTGTGGGTTGTAAATAAGAACTATCATTGTTGAAATGCTGAAAATTGCAGCTAATATTGATTGTGTATCATCTCAACGCGCCACATCTAACGATGGATCGTTACCTAATCATTGACGATAAACGGGCGCACCAATTTCAGGGCACTACTCAGGTGGTGCCTTTTTCAATTAAGATTCTTGACTTCAAAAAAGAGATTTTGTAAAAAATAAATCGCCTGATGTGTTTCATTCGCTAGTCCAATCATTCATCTCGCATATCAGGCCGGAAGCCCCTTCTTAACCGAAGGGGCTTTTTGTTTGCGTAAAGCTTCCTAGAGTTCCAATGAGGAATACGCGATCGCCAAATGCGTCAGGGTTTATTATTTTTGTCTTATGTTCTAGATTGTTATCAATGCGGTGAATCCCTCTAAGCGATGGGGTCAAATCTGAGCTATTTCTTGAGTTGTGAGCGACATACCTGTATGCAGGTGGCAGGTATACCGGGAGGCACCCGGCACCGCAGACATGATCAATGCTGGAACGAATCCCCCTATGCGGCGGGGCATCAGCTAAGAGCCAACGCAAGTTTGCGGATGAAGGTAGCTGTACTTCATTCACCGGGAGGCACCCGGCGTTCCGGCGACCTGCTATTATGACAACATTGCTATGAATCCCCCTATGCGGAGGGGCGACAGCTTTACTCCCAGAATCGGTCATAAGCGGTAAGTATTAGCTGGTACTTATCACCGGGAGGCACCCGGCATAGCAATCCCCCAATCTGATTATCTAAAGGCTCGCTCTGGCGGGCCTTTTTTCTTTTTCCTCTCCGGGCAGTAAAACCCCACGGAATTTTCCTGAGGTTTAGCGGGCGTATTTTTCCCTGACTATAGACAGCACCGACCCAATGGGAGGTGTGTATGAGTATCAATATGAGCAAAATTGCCACGGGCGCTGCTTACGGCGCTTCCTCGGGCACGATTGCTGTTGGATTGCTAACCCGGTTAAGTCCTGATGAGTGGAGCGCGGTTGGTGTTCTTGCTGGCATCGTGGTCGCGGTCATCACTCTTGGAATCAACTGGTATTACAAACGCAAGGCTACTCTGGCGCAGATTAAAGCCTATCAGCGCTGGCCTGCAGGCTCTGACGCCCCAAACGAGGAGTAACTCATGTCTATGTCTAACAGTCTCCGCAATAAGCTGATTGCAGCGGCGGGCGGTGGCGCATTGTTTATTGCCACGGTATTTCTCGGCGGCAAGGACGGCGTAGAAGGGCGAGTATACGAACCCTACAAAGACGTAGCCGGAGTCTGGACTGTCTGCGACGGGCATACCGGTAGCGATAACGTTAAGGGCCGCAAATACACCGACCGTGATTGCGATCGCCTGATGTGGAATGACCTTCAGCCCGTTAAACGTGTTGTAGATAGTCTGGTGAAAGTACCGCTTGGTGAATATCAGCGCGCATCACTTTATAGCTTCACTTACAACGTTGGCACCTCTGCCTTTTCAAAATCCACATTGCTTAAGAAGTTGAACGCCGGTGATGAAGCCGGGGCGTGCGAGGAAATGCGCCGTTGGGTATACGCTGGCGGCATGAAGTGGAAAGGGTTGCAGAATCGTCGCGATATGGAGCGATCACTTTGCCTGGCGGAAGGTGCAAATGACATTTAGCCTGCGTACTTTCCTGATCACCCTCGTGTTGATAATTGCCGGTACCATTGGTTACGGAGAGATTCGCTACCTCAATGGCTGGTATGCCCATAGCGCCACAGTTAACGCTGACTACGCACTGAAGAAGCAGAAGGCTGAAGCCAAACTGGTTCCGATTGAGCAGAAGGCGGCAACAGCTAATGCTGATGGCAAAGTCATCTACCGAACCATTACCCGCGACGTGGTGAAATATGTACAAGACCCGAATCGCACTTTGTGCCGCTTCGATGATGTTGCTGTCAGCATGCGGCAGCGAGCAATCGACGCGGCCAACACTATCCCAGGATTTGATGAGTCCACCGTGCAAGCTAAGCCAGGCGGGAAAGGACAGTGATGCTGATCTGCAATCGGACGTAGAAAGCGCTGAGTGTGTAAGAACCCTCCGTCTAAACACTTACAGGTGGCAGGCGTGGTACAGAGCCTCACAGTAGCTGAACGTGTGAAAATCTTTAAGGTGATGGGTTGTTACATGGGGGCGCTGGTACAGGTTGATCTGCAAGCAAAGCGGAAGGAAAGAATTATTTAGTCTGTGAGATCGGGTTAAGCCTGATTTAAAAAAATCCGCCGTATCGGACAACGGCGGCAGATGTCACACACAGGGTTGTCAGCTATTAATGCTGCTCGTTAGTCATGGAATATGCCCAAAGGCACTTTACCAGTGCGGGGAGAATTGTATACCTTTCTGAATATGTTGCCGGAATTTGACGGAAACTTTTGTGAATATTAACAAATACCAGACATTTCTTAAGTAAATAGCGCGCAATGAATACATAACCCATTGTCAATACTGAAGTATCCGATCTTTCGTTTGATTAATTATCTGCACTACTTGAAGTCAAATTGGTCGAAAATTAGAGTGGCTGGGACTACACTTTACTGCGTTAAGTCAAATTAAAAAGACGAAAGCGGAGCGGACGATGAAAGATGACATGGCGGGTGAATGTGAGATTCGGATAAAACGACTAGCAGGAATTTATCAGATGGGTGACGACTACCAGCAGACCAAGGCAGCAATTAATTCAACCTTAGCGGACTTCAATCATAGCCTTGGGAAAGATGTATCTGTACGCATTATGGTATGGAGTGAATTACATGCTTCACTGAAAAATTCTCTGATAATTTCAGCCGACCCTCGTTGGATAGAAGCAATACGCTACGCGATTTCCCGGGTTAAGACTTTCAAGCAGAATGCAATGGCATCTCACGCTGCCTGGGTGGCTTCCCATGCCTGAGCGGCAAATGAACAGCAGTAATTCACATTATTTGAGCGAATAGTTATGGCCGAGAATCAAATAGCGGATTTCTATAAACACGTGTGCAATAAATTCCTGAAATAAAAAGCGAGGCATCGCCTCGCTTTAGTTAATCACCCAACTTTGCGATAAAGGTACCCAGCTTTTTTGATATGCACATCAAAATACTGCCCCTTAGAAGGTGCGTTCATTAGTGCCATGTGAATGGTGGCCGGAACTCTTGAAAATTGATAGATATCGCCTCCATGGAAGGCAATCTCCAAGGTGGAAGTTGCAGAATTGTAACCTACTGACTGAAGGTTTGAAGACGAAACAGGTTGACGTATCAATTGTTTTACTCCTCAATAGTTGGCAAAGGCGCCAAAGGAATATTAAAACATTTTAGTGATTACAACTTTGTTGACGATCACTCTCACCGTATTGAGTTTTGCGAAGGATTTATTGAGCTTGTAACTCAAGTTGCTAAAGGCAAAAGCGACTGAAAATTACAAAGCCCATTTTCGAGTAGGTCTGATGATGGTAAGTTGCTACCTCACATAGGGGGTAATATGGCTAATGCAACAAGTAAAGATGGCTGGGAAGATAATGTACCGGAATTTGATCCTGAATAGGCTCAGCGCTTAAGAGAACAAGAAGACAGGCTAATCGAAGCTAACATTAATGAAAGCGAAAAGCCTTAATTAACCAGCCACCTACGGGCGGTTTTTATTGTACTTGCATGGCATCAGGGAATGCATCGCGCCAGATGACGTACCGGTTAGCGATGAAGAAGCCAAATAACGACTTCATGCACGATTGGTTTGTAGGCGATGGCCAAGCTTACCAAAGCTACTTTCATTTTTAGTTCCACAGAATTCTCCACAAGGTTGAGTTAACGATTAACGATGCAGAAGCTTTCCGGCATCTATTATAGGGGTTAAATCATCTTGACCTCTAAGACATAGCTAATCAGGAACAAACATGGCATCACCAGATTGGGAAGCCATCGAATCGGCTTACCGGGCTGGTTTGATGTCTATTCGAGAAATAGCTTCACAGCATGGCATTACCCACGGCGCCATAAACAAACGCGCAAAGCGAGATGGATGGGAGCGCGACCTAAAGGCGAAGATAAAAGCCAAGGCAGATGCGCTGGTATCCAAACGTGAGGTATCCAGACAGGTATCCACTGAAACGGCTACCAACGAACGGATACTGATTGAGGCCAACGCAGAGGTAATTGCCAGCGTCCGCATGGAGCATCGCGGTGACATCCGCCGTGCCAGAAATATTGCCAACTCTTTGTTTGATGAACTCGAAGCAGAGTGCGCCGACGTCCCAGCGCTTCAGCAGTTGGGCGAGTTGATGTATCAGCCCGACGACAAGGGCTATGACAAGCTCAACGAGATTTATCACAAGGTCATCAGCATGCCGGGCCGAGTGAAGTCGATGAAAGATTTATCCGACACCCTCAAAACGCTGATTGGCCTAGAGAGACAGGCTTACGATATCGACGGACCAACCGGCGACGAGTCAACGAAGAAACTTTCCGATCTGATGGATGATTTAGCCAAGGGGTAACTATGAAGCCAGAACACCTCGCGCTTCTGCGTGACAAGCTCTGGCGACTAAACAACCTCTACTGGATCACCAACAAAGAAGGTAAGCCAGTCCGGTTCAAAATGACGCCGGAGCAGCTTGAATACTTCAATGGCATGCACACCCGCAATATCATCCTCAAAGCGCGCCAGCTTGGCTTTACCACCGAAGTCTGCATTATCCAGTTGGATGCAGCCTTGTTCGAGGCTGCGAAGTGTGCGCTGATCGCCCACACGCTGAATGACGCTAAGCGCCTGTTTCGCGAAAAGGTGAAGTATGCCTATGACCTACTGCCAGCGGAAATCAGAGCGGCAAATCCTGCGAGCAATGACTCAGCTGGCGAACTGGTTTTCAAGAAGGGCGGATCACTCTACGTAAGCACGTCATTTCGTGGCGGGACGCTTCGTTTCCTGCACGTGTCAGAGTTCGGGAAGATATGCGCCAAGTTTCCTGATAAAGCTCGCGAGATTGTCACTGGTGCCTTTGAGGCGGTATCAAGCGATTGCTTCACCACCATTGAAAGCACAGCTGAAGGTCGTGCCAGTTACTTCTTCGATTACTGCCAGACAGCAGAGAAAGCTCAGCTGCAGGGTAAGAAGCTATCAAATC